CACAAGTCCATCTCATGTTCAAAGCGACCACTGTAGTAATTCATCATTACTTGGAAACGGTCTTCTTGACCTTCTGGTGAAAACTGTGTTAGTTTATTGCAAATAGAATAGGCCAGTGCGTGGTAAACACATGCTTGTGTCCACTGTGTGCTGTCTAATAGTGTAGGATCAAATTGGCCCACATTGTTGTGTGCGGCTTGATAGGTCTTAAACCAACGAACATTTATTACGCGATTAATTTCTTGTTCACTGCGAGCAAGTTCTACATCAAAGTCAATTACACCATATTCTGTAATTGTTGGTTCAACCTGCAATAGGTCGTCAAGGGTTGCGTAAGCCATGTTGTTAGGTCCTTCCTAAATTGAATTGTGTGCGATGTCCTTCATCGCTATCACATATTTAGCAGGGACAGAAAAAGACACCCTAATAAAGCAATTTACTAGGGTGTCTAAACTAAGGAATAAAAACAAATGCGTATGTCCGTACGCATTGTATATTTAGCCACTCATAAAAAGAGCACCTTTATAGTGCTCTAGTACCATGCCCATCTGGGTCGACATCAGCATAGTAATATTATTTAAGGTGGACCTAACAACGGGTCAGTATTATTAGGTCCTTCCCAGAGGCTAGGGAAATGATTGTTGCCAATCACTGATTATTTACTTACTCGAGTAACAGTTGTGGTACTGCCACTGCGAATCGCTTGATAACCGCCTACTGGGGTAATATATGTACGGCCACTAATGCCTGTGTTTGGTGTGTAGGTATTGGCAACAGGACCAGATGCTGTGGCCAATTGACCGTCACGCTCCCATTGTTCCCATTTGGCACATTCAAAAATACAACCTGTACGCAAATGAGTACTGTAACTTGCACAACCAGATAAACTGATCAAAGCCAAAACAGCAATTAGGGTTTTCATTTTGTATCCTGTGTTTGTTAATATGTGTTAATTATAGTTGGTTTTGCCTATGTTGTCAATAACTGATTTAACCATTTTTGTCTTCAATATAATAATATTGTTCTGGGTACTTGTGCATTCTTAAACTTATTTCCGCTGGATCTTTTTTATAATATTCAGCCGCGGCTTTTCTGCTTGGAAAAATACCATCAGGTGTCATTATTTTTTTAGAATTCTTCTTACCAACAGATTTTCTTTTTTCTTTATAATCATCCCTATTGCGAACTTCTTGCATTGACAATTTTAGATTTAATTTATAATCATCTGTTTCCATAAACGAATAATCAACTTTTCTATTTTGGATTCCTTTTTTTAATTTACTTTGATACTCAGGATCAGCATTACGTTTTTCAAGACTTTCTTTAAAAGTTTTGCTTTGGTTCCTATCTCGTATTCCTTGCAAATATTTTTCTTTATATTGTTCGTCCTCATGTAAATTTTTGGCAATAGAACTTGCTCTTTTAGCATGTTTAGGATCATTACGAAGTCTTTCAGCCAATTCCTTTTGTTTCTTTTGCCAAACTGGATCTTTTGCTCTACTTCTAGCGGCGGCAACATGATTCCAATTAGTGTTTAAAAGTTCTTCATCACTAAGTCCAGGTAATTCAATGTTACCCCACTCATCATCTTGTTTAATAGGCTTCTTACTCATGATTATTTCCAAAGTTGTTGTAACATAGTTTTACGCAATTTGACATCATGATTGTGATGCATAATGTCTGCAATCTTAATTGCTTGTCGTGGAGTTACCTCAACTAGACTACGATAATTATCACTCATGTAATTACTGGCTTGTTCAATAATGTCTTTGGGATAGCCATTCTCAAACTCTTGACAGTTTGTGCCCAACATATCACAGTTCTCAACCAAGTGCATGGTGTACATAAACTTTTGTTCGTCAGTAAAATTACATTCAGCAAAGTTAAAGCGTGAGAAGATAGCAGCCTTCCATTGCTTAACTGCTCGAGCAATGTCTTCTTTACGATCATTGGTAATCCAAATTAAGTTACCTTCAAACTTAAATTGGTGAGGAACATTGAACTCTTCCATAAGTGGATTTTTACGAGCAGTTTCCCAACTTACTTCTCTGTTTTGACCTAGTTCTGCGGCACCCAACAACATGGGAATAATTTGTTTCTTTTCACTGTGATGTATAATATCACAGTCATCCAAAACTACAATACGGTGTTTGGCACGATTTAAAAATAATTTAACATACAAACTAGCCGCAGTAATTTTGCCACCTTTAATGTACTCCACATTCTTTTGGTGACCAGTATCTTTGAGTGCTCGTTTGACTGTGTAAGTTTTGCCTACACCTGCATCACCACTTACAATGAGACCATTAATTGCTGAATTGGGATTTTGAACAAACGAAACGGTTTGTGCGTAGATGCCATCAAAAGTGTCTTGCACTTCTCGGGCAATTGGATTGATTCTTGCCATTTAAAACTCCTTGAAGTTTAGTTAAAAATTACCAAACACCGTAGTGCTTAGTCCATGTTAGTATTATAGCGAATTATAGTGGTTTTGTCTACTGGTAATTTACCCAAAAAGAAACCCCCGAAAGGTGAACGGGGGCTCTTCTCAAATGTCCAATTTAATCGATTAGATTGAACTGTCCATCTTCAAGTAACGGCCGTAACCATCATACAATTCGCCAACGCCATAGTGTGCGCTTGCCACTACATCGTTACCTAAGTAACTAGCACGACGCTGAGTTTCAATGTTGATGTCACCAACCAATGCTAGACCTAAAGCATCACGGTGGAACACAGCACCTGGGAAGTCACCAGCGTTAGTGTCATAAGCGATGTTTGCAGTTTCGAAGATTGGGATGCCAGCCAATTGACCAACATAACCCATTTGCATTGCTTCGTTAGCAACATTAGAAGTACCACCACCAGCAACAAATGCTGTGTTACCACCAGTTGTCAATGCTTTCTTAAGATCGAAAGCAATTTCTGGGTGCAATACGCAAACGATACCGTCTTGTGGAACACCAGCACCACGCAACTTAGCAACTGATTCAAAAATGTCAGCGGCTGTGATTGCGCCAGTGTAGTCACCCTTACCTGCTGAGAAACCAGCAAATAGAGCAGTTAGATCGCTGTCGATCTTACGAGCGATTGCTTCACCAAATAAGCGACCTAGGTCAGCAACAACGTTAGAAGCACTTTGCTGTACTGCTAGATCAGTTACTAGAGTACGGATAGCCGCTGTGCTAACAGTTAGTGTTGCACCGCTTGTGCTTACTGCTGTGTTAGATACTTCATCACCCTCAGTAACAGTTGCGGCTGTTTGATTTGGGTAGATAGGTACAGTTACAGTCTTACCTTGGCCAGGAGCCAAAGAATAGTTTTTAACCAAACCGCGCATGATAGAACGCTCGCTTGCAACGAACATTGCTTCTGCAACGATGCTTGGTAGTAAATCATTTAATGTTGTGGTTGTAGAACCTGCCATAATATTTCTCCTTTAATGAATTAGGCAATTCCCGCTTGTTTACGATATTCTGCGTAAACTTTGCGGTGTTCTGGATTTTTCATATCCAGTTTGCTGATATCTATTTTGCCCACATTTGGAGCAGAGATATTAGACTTTGTATTAGTAGTAGCCGGACTAGCCGCTTTAAAATGCGGATTCGAATCCAAGAATTCTCGCACTAAATCTGCGACAGCAAGTGGCGTACCATTATCTGCATAACGTACACTACCTTTGGCATCTACTACTTCTACTTCGCCTTCATCATTAAGTCTTACTTGATTGATTAACAAACTCTTTACTTGTTCTGGTGCAACTGCTTTGTATTCTGCGGCGGCACTGAGTAAAGGTGTGTTGACCTTGTATTCTCTAATGATGTTATCTCGTTTTGAGATTTCAGCATCTTTTTTAGCAGCCAACTCTTGTAGAGTCTTTTCAAACTCACCACGCTTGATCTGTTGTTCGGTTTGACGCCTTTCAGCCTCTTCCCTTAAACTACGAAGTTCATTAGGATCACCTAATCCTTCATATGGTTTTAGAAGTTTCTTCTCTAATGATCCGCGCATGCGAGCCATCATATTGTCTACTTCTTGTTGCGTGTAAGTTTTACTGCCTTGTGCCTGGCTTTCAGAATTAATGTCTGCGGCGTCAGTTGCCTGTTCATTTACCAATGTATTGTCTGACATTGTGCATCACCTCTCTTTGAGTTAATTTGTAATGTGTATTTACCCGTTAAAGAATAAATCACACAATTATTGATTATTTCTTACCTGTTTTGCTAGCCTTTTCTCTAGACTGGCTTGCTTTAATTGCCTGTGCTTGTTTAACCGCTTGTTGTCTTGTGGGATATACTTTACCTGTGGTTCCGTATTGCCATCCCTTACCTCCACGCGGACCTGTGGCTCGATGTATGGGCATAATGGCTCCTTAACGCTTTGGTGGCTTTTTGCCCTTGCCTTTTCCATAATTGTTCATATTAATACTCCTCTTTGTGAATATAACCTTGAGCCATATAATCCATGTGCTCTTGTTCAGTACGGGCAATGACCTCATCACCTGTCTCTGGGTTATACATTTCGTGTGGCTCAAATGGTTCCTTTTCAGGCAGTTGTTCTGCTGGCAAGTATTCAGTTGTGCCTAATATGAGTGTAGGCTCCTCACCCAATAGTTCAACTAACTCGTGGTCAATTAAATTAATAATTCTAGGATCGGTGGCAATTTCCTTGGCAGTCTTAAGTTTGCTAAGTTCGCTTTCCTCATCCTGTATGTTGAAACTTCCAGGATACTCAATCTCACCATCCCACACATAACCTT